CAGGAAAGCAATTTTATTGGTGCGAGTTACGAGATGCTCGACTCGAAATGGAATAAACAAACTCCAAATCGCTGCAAAAAATTAGCTGACCAAATGAAATCATGCGAATAGATTTAAAATTTAACACAAGAATTGTTCAAAATAGTAATCAAGGACACTACGCTATTTATATTTTTAATAATATTTTAGAAGATGATTATTTAAAAGAACTTTTAGATAAAACCTTAGAATTAACTGAAAAAGATTCTATGAATCATAAAACAAATGTTCAAGCAAATATGACGACATATCATAAAATGCTTGAAGAGCCTATTTACATTAAATTTCAAAGCATTGTTCTAAGTCATTTACATACTTGTATATGTTTAAGAAATTATCACGTGACTGTTCCTTCTTACGATTTTGAAGAATTTTGGGGCATGCAGTTTAAAAAAGGAGAAAAAACTGTACCTCATACTCATCTAGGCGCTAATGCTAATCAATGGTCTGGTGTTTTCTGTATAGATTCTGACGATAAGGCAGGACAAATAGCTTTTCCTGATATGGATTTCTCCGATATTTTGCAGCCAAACAGTTTATATATGTTTCCAAGTATGATGCCTCATTACACATTACCTTATCAATCGGACAAACCAAGAGTTGCTTTATCTTTTAATTTAATTGCTAGTGCATCTAAAAAATAATCATGCGAATAGAAAATTTTTTTACTTACTATAAAAATCAATTATTAAATAGACAAACAGCGGTAGAACAAGCTATATTACAAGGCGTTTCAGATTGGAACGAATATAGGTATTTAACGGGTAAGTTACATGCCTTACAACAAGAAGTACAGGAACTCACGGACCTGCTAAAAAAACAGGAGCTAGAAGATGACTAAACCAAAACTAATAGTCCCAAAACATGTTTGGGATGGTAAACAAGCTGAACAAAAGAAACAAGAGTTGGAAAAGATTCCTGAACCAACAGGCTTTAGAATTGTTCTATTTCCTTTACGATTACAAGGTAAAACAAAAGGAGGAGTTCTTCTTACTGATGACACAATTCAAGAGTCACAAATAACAACAAATATATGTAAAGTTTTAAAGATAGGTCCTAGCGCCTATAAAGATAAAGAGAGATATCCTGATGGACCGTGGTGCAAGAAGGATGATTGGGTTTTAATTACTAGATATGCGGGATCTAGAATTAAAATAGATGGGGGCGAATTAAGAATTATTAACGACGATGAAGTCCTGGCAGTTGTTGATGATCCGAGAGATATATTGCCAGCTAATATTTTATAAACATGGAGAACTCTATGCAAGATGCTAATGAGAAAATGGTTCCAATAGACACATCAGGTGATCCCGTTGAAGTGGAACTTAATGACGAAAAAGAACAAGTTGAGGTTAAAGAAGAACCTCAGAAAGAAATTGAAGTTCAACAAGAAGAAGTTGTAGAACAAAAAGAAGAACCAGAAAAGGTTAGGGAAGAAAAAGAAATTCCTGCTGATCCTTATGAAACAGGTGATCTTGATAGTTATAGTAAAGGTGTAAAGAAAAGAATTAACAATCTCGTAGGAAGAATGCGAGAGATGGAAAGACTTTATGAAACTACACAAAAAGAAAATGAAGATCTTAAAAAGAAATATAGTAATGTAGGTAGAGGTTATGTATCTGAGTTTGAAGGTAGAGTTACATCTTCAGTAGAAGCTGCTAAATCAAAACTTAAAAAAGCTATAGAAGATAATGATACGGAAGGACAAGTAGCTGCGCAAGAACAATTAGCACAAGCAAAAGCAGACGCTGTACGTTTAGGTAATTTAAAAGCTAATCAAAAAAGAGATGAAGAAGCTCAAAAAGCTTTTCAACAGCAACAAGCACAAATGCCTCAACAAGAGCAGCCTTATCAACCTGTAGATTATAAAGCAGAAGATTGGGCGGCAAAGAATACATGGTTTGGAACAGATAAAGCCATGACTGCCACTGCGATGTCTTATCACGAAGAATTATTGCAAGAAGGGTTTGACCCAACGAGCGATGAGTATTATACTGAGATTAATTCTTATATAAGAAGCGAGTTTCCTCATAAGTTTAAACAAGCTGAAGAGGAGAAGAAAACCGAAACGAAACAGCCCGTTCAGACTGTAGCGTCGGCCGTACGAAAAACTAAATCTGGACGCCGAGTAGTGAAGCTCACACCTTCACAAGTTGCAATAGCTAAAAGACTCAATGTGCCACTAGAAGAGTACGCAAAACACGTGAAGGAGGCGTAAATGACTGAAACAATTAAAAAAACCTCACGCAAATTAGAAACCCGTGAAAAGGATGTTCGAAAAAGAGGATGGGTTCCTCCTTCGAATTTAGAAGCACCAGAAGCACCAGAAGGTTTTCACCATCGGTGGGTAAGGTCTGAATATCGTGGTATGACTGATGAAAAAAATATCATTGGCAGATTACGAAGTGGATATGAATTTGTAAAATCAGATGAATATCCAGATAGATTAGATCTACCATCAATTGCCGAAGGAAAATACAAAGGTGTTATAGGTATAGGCGGATTATTATTAATGCGTTGTCCTGTTGAAGTGAAAGAAGACCGAGATGAATATTTTCGTAATCTTACAAATCAAAAGACAGATGCCATTGAAAATGATCTCCACAAAGAAGAACATCCAGCGATGCCAATCCATCAGGAGAGGCAAAGCAGAGTAACTTTTGGAGGCAAAAAATCTTAATGAGTAAGGTTCATGTCTCTAAAAAAGTAATAGGAGACTGATATGGCTAATATAGATGCCGCTTTCGGTTTACGTCCAATTGCTAAAGTGGGTTCCGCTCCTGGTGGAACTACTGGAACAACTAAATACTCTATAGGTGACAACCAAAGCACTGCGATATTCACTGGCGATCCCGTCAAATACAAAAATGACGGCACAGTTGAAGTAGCTACTGCGAGTGACGCACTTTTAGGTGTATTTTTAGGCTGTTTTTATACAGATCCAAGCACTTTAAAACCGACGTTCCGAAATTTTTTCCCAGCTTCGACATCACCTGGTGATGCGATAGCTTTCGTTTGCGACGACCCAGACCAAATGTATGTTGCACAGCAAGATTCAGTTGGCGCTAATGCAGTTGCCGCAAACCTTAACGAAAACGCAAATCTCGTTTTCGGCGCTGGAAGTACCACTACGGGTATTTCTGGAGTAGAAATAGATTCTAGTACCTTAGCTACTACTGCAACTCATCAAGTGAGACTTGTTTCATTTTATGACACGCCAAGTAATGACGCTACTGCTAACAATAGTGAAATAGTTGTAAAAATTAACAACTCTGTCATGAATGGTGGCACTGGTACTGCAGGCGTATAGGAGTAGATTATGGCGATTAATAGAGCGCAACTCGCGAAAGAGCTAGAACCTGGTCTAAACGCCTTGTTCGGTATGGAGTATTCTCGTTACGAAAACGAGCATGCTGAAATATTTGACAATGAAACAAGTGACAGAGCTTTTGAAGAAGAAGTAATGTTAGTTGGATTCGGCGAAGCTGCTGTAAAGCAAGAAGGTTCCGCTGTACAATTTGATACAGCTCAAGAATCTTTCACTGCTAGATACACTCACGAAACTGTTGCATTAGCATTCAGTTTGACTGAGGAAGCTGTCGAAGACAACTTGTACGATACTTTATCGGCTCGTTACACAAAATCATTGGCACGTTCAATGGCATACACAAAGCAAGTAAAAGCTGCAAACATTTTAAATAATGCATTTGCAACTGCTGGCGGAGATGGTGTTTCTTTAGTAAACACTGCTCACCCAACTGCTTTAGGTGGAACTTTCTCAAACAGAAGTTCAACTGATGCTGACTTGAACGAAACCTCATTAGAGCAAGCAATGATTGATATTGCAGGCTTTATCGACGAAAGAGGGCTAAAAGTTGCAATGCAGGGAAGAAAACTAATCATCCCAGTAAACATTCAATTTGTAGCTGATAGAATTTTAAATTCTACTCAAAGAGTTGGTACTGCTGACAATGACATTAACGCACTCAGAAACATGGGTATGCTACCAGATGGTTATACAATTAACCATTATCTGTCTGATACAGATGCATTCTTCATTAAAACTGATGCTCCTAATGGATTCAAACA